ATCCTGTTCAATCATCTATTTACTTTGTGCTGGAAGTATATAATTGTAAACTGCAATACCCGAATCAACAGTAATCTTAGCAGCACCACTGTCTGAAATTCTCACAGTTTTATCTCCAGTTAAGTTCATAATTGCTATAAACTGTTGTACAGGCCAACTCCAACTTTTAGCTAACTTGCCACCAACATCATGTTGGAACACAAAGTCACCTGCGTGTGTGCTATGATCACCAAACAAAAACTTTAAATGTCCATCTTCAGTTTTTGTTTGAAATGTAGTTTCTTCAGCATTTGCTTGTGCTTGCATCTTCAATCTCATGATGCTTGCAGTAGTTGGTTCAAATTCTATATCCCAAGGCACATCTTTCATCTTAACACCTTTGAGCTTTTCTGCAACAATTTCACTAACCATAAATCTATAGTCGTTCTTAAAGTCACCAGCGGCATTTTTAAAGTGCAATCCTACTGGTGCTTGTTCACCATTGCGGTCTTGACGCTTCACACTTATCTCTGCGTTCTCTTTGTACTCGCCAATGTTAAGCAAGATCTTTAGTTTTGCCAAGTTAGGCATACCAAATGTACCTATATAATCTGCAACAGGTGCGTGAAACTTTGCTTGCAACACAACACTCTTGTCTTCAGCAAGACCATCAACTGATGTTTCTTTGTCTGTGCCTGTAACTTTGATTAGGTCAATACAACCTAAGTCATAGCTGTGTTCAACTAAGTCTAGTAAGTAGTCTCTCATTCGTTTTCTCCTAAGTGTTTGATAATACCCATTGTTTCTTTAAGTCTAATAGTATTACGTGTTCCGGGTTTTTTAATTTCTAACCAACTTATACCCATATCTAATTCGTCATAACCTTTGTCAAAACTTTTTATTATGTCATAGCCAAGTTGAATACACATCTGTTTTATTTGTGTGTCAGTAGTATAACAATAGTACATTTCATCAACTTTGTCAACCCCTTTTGGGTAATTGCAGTTGTTATATGTAAACACAACAACTCCACCGGGTCTCAATACTTTGATCATTGATTCTAGATATTTTTTAATTACTTTTACTGGTCTGAAGTTGAACCAATTAACTGCAACAATTAATCCTAGTTGATTCTGCGGTAATTCGTGCATCGGATGATTGTGGTTATCATCAACTATATAATACCTTAAACGTTTTTGATACTGCGGTTGTCTCCAACTTTTGATTTCTTTAAACATATCAGTACTGTCATCCATTAGGTATAATGGAGTTAAACTAACCAATTGATTGGTTATCTCTCCGTATCCAGGTGCTATGTGCAATCCTGGATACCTAACATCAACGTATGATCCTATACGATCGTATAGTAACTGACTTGAAGATTTGTTAGCAAGTAAATCATTAAAGACATGACGGTCCATCTTCTCTTGTGTAGATTGTGCAAGATTCATTTTATAAATATCTTTACTTTTTTCATAGTATGGTTGTTCGAGATCATTGACTAACTGTTGTAGTTTTTCTCTAAACTTATTTAGATTGTCAGACATGTCCTCTAAATTTTTCAGTACCTCAAGATGATTATCCGTTATGTTTTCTTTGAGATTATCACTGTCAAACTCATGTGTATTCAAGTCAGTTAATACACTAGTGATCTGTTTATTAATTTTTTCTCGTGTACCAATATCGTCAAGTGATTCGATAAGTTGTTTGTATTTTATAATGTTTCTTAACTTCATTAATCAAACTCAAATAGTGTGTTAAAGGTATTGGTTGTATTTGTTTCTTGTGCTAGATCCCAGTCTAACACATGTAACAAGTTGTCAATCTTTTGATCAACAACAGTTGCTTCCATAGCCGCATCATCAAACGGCAGTTCCTTAAACCACTGTGGTATATGCAGTTCGTCTGTAGGATAACCAATGCTTGTCCAATTAAGTGGATTGGATTTTAGTTTACACACAATAGTTTTCATGCCATCAACAATGCTTTGACTGTAGTTGTCTGAGTTCATCTTCTTCATGTTGTTCCAGTTAAGTGCAGCTCGCACGTGACCTGGCATATTGGCTCTACCTTCACGTTCTTCTTTCTTGCCATACATGGTCAAGTTGTTAACACGTTTAGGAGAACCTTTTTCCCAAGCAGGTCGTTCTTTAAACTCATACTTGAAAGTCATAATCATCTCAATGATCTCTTCTCGTTGACTACCAGCAAGTACTTTAACCAGAAGTGTCATCAAGAAGTCTTGTATTACTTTTGGCGTATCACTACGTTTCAAGTCCAAGCCCATTGCTTTAATCTTGCCAGTTTTGCCTTCTCTGTCTAATCGTTTGCCTTCCAAGTCAAATATATTCACTGCATAACGTTTCTTTGTAATAAACAGTCCTCGATCAGCAATTAGTTCTCTACCGCCTTTAATGATCTTACCATTCTCACGTGGTACATGAAATGCTTGTTCCATAAACGCAGGCCAACTTTCGTTTAGTTGATCGCTTATAGCATCATATAGTTGTATACAAGTTTCTTTGCTCCATTCCATAGTACCAGCATCGATGTCTTTCTTTAGTATTGGATAAGCACTAAAGTATACTGAATCTGTATCACCATATATAACTGCATCACCAACATGATCATACTTTCCTGTAATTGTTTCGTTAACAAAGGCATCCATATGATGTGCAATAGCTCTACCAGTAAGTGTAGTTGACTGTCCTATACGTTTGTCAAAGAATCTGCAACCAGGATTGAGAATAGCACCGTACAAACTGTTCAAGTTAATCTTCTTAACCAACTGTCGTTTATCTAAAAACTCACGTTCATCAGGATCAGTTGCGTCTCTGAGATTCTTTTGTATCTCTTGACGTTCTCTATACCAACGTGCCAATAAGCCAGGAACAACGCCTTCTTTTTCATAGGTGAATATAGTACCGTTTGCACTGAGCATCCAGGGTTGATTGCTATCAAATATGATCTTCCATATCTCTGCGGCACTGTGTACACTCTCTTCGCCGTTCTCCCAGTCAACTGTTATTTCAGTGCCAATAGATTGTTTCATAACTGCGGTGTATTCAAGTGTGCCAAACAATCCTTCCCAAGCCATAGCAAAACTCGACTTATTGTTTATTTTGTTCTTGATATAGTTGTCAGTCATTATAGGACGCAGTTGTCCTACAATAGTTTCACCTGCCATGTTAAGGGCTCTAATGGCTGATGGATACAAACTGTTGATATCAATAGCACCTACCCATTCGTGCATGCCCTTCTTAGGATATGCAACATAAGCACCAGCCGCTTGTGTATCTTCATCTGTTAGTCGTTCACGTCTGTTAGGAACAACCAAGCCTTGTTCATGTGCTTCGTTTATAATTGCTTGTTCTGTAACTGCAACGGCACCCATTGTTGTTTGTAGTAGCACAGTATTTGCATGTGCAAGTTCATTTGCAAGTGCTAGGAAACGCAATTTCTTATCCAGTTTATCCAGGAGTGCAGTATCTTGTCTTGAATACTCAATAAACGTCTCAAAGTTTTGATTGTACAGTTGATCCAATGTGCCTTCGTATGCAGTTTTCTTTTCATCTAGTTCATATTCGCCAATGGCATCTAAACTATAACTGTGTCTCTCTTCATAGGTATATTTTCTGTACAGTTGCATATAATCCATATGCACTCTGCCAATTAGATCATACGTTTGATTCTCTGCACCAAAGCGTTCAAATGTACGTTTCTTAGGAAGTTGCCCCCACAAGCAAAAACGTCTTGTATCATCTTTACTCAACAGTTTTTTTACACGATTGACAGTATAAGGAATATCATATCCTTCACTATTCCATCCACTAAGCACATCAGCTTCGTCGATAAGATCTAAGAATGTTTTCAACAAGTCTTCTTCTCTGTCAAACAACATGGTATTTTCAAACTTATTGCAAACTTCTTGTGCAGTCTCCCAGGTTAAGGTCTTAGGCGGAAGTACTAATGTGATCAACTGATCCATCCATTGCAAATAGACACTTATAGCAGTGATTGCATTAAACGGGTCTGCTGGTGAACTGTAACCTCTTACAGGATCAAAGTCAGTCTCGATATCAAAGAAAGCAGTTTGCAGTGTTGGTGCATTTTGGTCTTTGTAGTTCTCTTCAAAACATCTAAACACAGGATTGATATCTGATTCAAATATGTCTTTGCCAGACTGAATACGAAGTTCTTTGCGAAACTCTTTGTTGTTTCGTGTTGAGAACCTACTTACTGGATTTCCATAGATGCTTTTGTATTTGCCTCTTGGATCAGCATAGTAAAAACAGTATGAGGCAGGGTACTCACGATACTCTCTCCTGCCGTCTACACGTTCTACAACGTGTATTCTATCTTTCTCTCTATCAAACAGTGCATCAACATAACTCACAGACTATAATGTCCTTCCAGCAGTTGTAAGTATCTCATCTAATAGTTCTTGGTCTTCTTTTTCTGCAGTGTAACTTGCTTTGTGGGCAATACGTATTGCTTTCTTAAGTACTGATGGTTTGATCTGTAGTTCTTCTGCGATTGCTTTAACAGTATCGCCTAGTCCTTCGTTCAGTGCTTCTACTTCGCTCATTACACCCATACCTTCGTTGATAATTTGTGTAAGTTTTGCTTTTTGTTCTGAGTCAAATTGGGTTGTCATGTAAATACTCCTTTGTTTTGTTTATTATAGTATGTTTATATGGTGTTGTCAAGTGTTTTTTTATGGCAGTTTGCCCAATGTTCCTGCAATTTTATAACTTCTATGGTATCTCGTATAGGAGTTAAGTTGTAGAAACCACATATACGATGGTACTGATTTACAAATTTATCAGTTAAGATGTCACTTAGTTTTATATTTACATTGGGTATATTCCACGAAGTAATATTTTGTAAACTAATAAAATTTTGCCTAAACACATCGTTAGTTATTTCTTCACGCACAAATTGATGTAGTGTTGAAAATTGTTTAGCACTTGGATTTGTAAATCCTGCTACTTGATAGTTAGGGCGATTTTCCATTATATCAACTTGGACACCATGTTTGTTCCTGCTGACATTATAATGTTTATTATATCTTGCTCTGTGAAACCACCTTTGTGCAAACTTATTATCAATATCAATTGTAACAGTAGCACTATTAGCAAAGTAAACTGGCATATGGTTCTTGTGCCAAAAGATAGGAATATACAACTTTTTTTGTTTTGCATCATGATATGCATCGGTACAGTGTTGGTTTTCCAATCTTTCAAATTGCTTGACACTAAGTTTATTACCTCGGTTAAACTTTTGTGAGAAAATGTTTTTTGTTCCCCAACTATAAACACTACTTGGTTCTTTATGTGTCCAATTTGCAAGATCATTATGAAACACTTTTTTAAAGTATTGTATCCAATTGTTATTTGGCTTGTTAGATTGTTCTTCACTAGACATATGTGCAACTTCGGGACTACATTGGAACATCGAACTTACAAAGTTACCTGCTGCTCCAGGAGCAAATCTAAAAATTAAAAATTTAGGTAAGTTCATTGATCACCTTTTGGTTTTATGCCTCACAAAACTTATAAAAGTCATGAGAGGCAATGTATTGTTGATTGTATTTAGAACTTTGTTTAGTAGCCTCAAATATTTCTTGTGTGGACATTGTGTTTAACACATTAATTAGTTT